GCCCGGCTGCTGGGCGTAGAAAGCGATTCGCTACCGTGGACTACGAAGTGAGCACCTTTTGATAAATACATAATGCTCACTGAACACATCATTATTGAATCTGCTGCAACTGAATTGGCAAAACGATTGCCTTCACTTAACAAATACGACTACAATACTATAGACAAATTGATGCAGAAAATAGCTAAAAGACACAGTATCAATGGTAAAGCATTACATGATATGTTTGTGAAAAAGTATCATAAGACACCTGATAATTGGGTAAAAGGTAAGCTTGACGAACAACAGATGAGTGTAGATCAGGTGATGGGATTACGAAAAGTTCGTCCAAGACATGTACCCAATCAGCATGAACTATCAGAAGCTGGGGAACCTGATTTCTTAGAAGCAAAACCTATAATGAAGAAATTCATCAAGTGGGCTAGCAATGAACTAAATCTAAAGTCTACACCCAAATTTGAATTCAGTTACAATACCGAAGAAGCACAACAAGGTCATCATACAGGTAGACACAAAGATAGTGATAATAGTGTCTGGGTATATGTCGCTAATCGCAATATGGTCGATATCATGCGTACCGTTTATCATGAACTCACCCATGTACGTCAAGGTGAATTGAATATGATCAAGCCTGGTGACAGCTATCCTGGTAGCCCAATCGAGATGCTAGCTGATATGACAGCGGGCAAAGCAATGAAGATATTCGGTAAACAACATCCAGAAATATTTGAGTAAAATAGTTGACTTTGTTTCGTAGTGGTGTTATACTAACTACTTCACAGGAGATTATTATGACAGCAAAAATGTTCAGCGGTGATCAAAAGATCAAACTAACACAATTAATCAACGAAGGCATGGCAACATTGCACGAGATTGATACACTAAGAGAAGGTCTTAGCGATACAGTAAAAGCTATCGCAGAAGAATTGGAAGTAAAACCTTCAGTACTCAAAAAAGCGATATCAATCGCACACAAAGCAAGTCTTGGACAGACTAACGCAGACCACGAAGAACTCAATACTATTTTGGAAACAGCCGGTAAGACCCTATGAGTTATGTAGACGCGGTACATGACCGTGATAGTGACAGGATTTTCGTAGTAGAACGGACTAAAGAAGGTAAGCGAGTCTACAACGAGTATCCAACAAACTATGTTCTATACTATCCCGACAACAAGGGAAAGTTCCGTAGCATATATGGTAATCCAGTAAGCAGATTCAGCACTAGAAAACGTGCGGAGTTCGAGAAAGAACGCAGGATATATTCGGGTAAGCAATTGTTTGAGAGTGATGTACCTGTGATATTTCGTTGTCTCAGCGAGAACTATCTAAAGGTAGATGCTCCTAAACTACATACTTGCTTCTTTGACATTGAGGTAGACTTTGATCCTGAGAAAGGATTCAGTCCTACAAGTGATCCATTCAATCCAGTGACGGCTATCAGTTGTTATTTAGATTGGTTAGACCAGTGTATCACTCTAGTGATAGCACCCAAGCACATGTCCATAGAGACAGCTAATGAGATAGTGAATGAATTTGAGAACACTATGCTTTTCAATAGTGAGAAGGAAATGTTTGATGTTTTCTTTCAACTCATAGAAGATGCTGATGTATTGACTGGTTGGAATAGTGAAGGATATGATATACCCTACATGGTCAATCGTGTCACACGGGTGATGAGCAAAGACGATACACGCAAGTTCTGCTTGATGGGTCAGCTTCCTAAAGCAAGAGAATACGAACGTTTTGGTAAGAGCGAGACAACATACGATTTAGTCGGCCGTATTCATTTGGACTATCTGCAATTGTATAAGAAGTACAATTACGAATCACGCCATAGTTATAAATTAGACTCTATCGGTGAGATGGAAGTTGGTGAAAACAAAACACAATATGAAGGTACTCTTGACCAGTTGTATAACAAAGACTTTAAAAAGTTCATTGAGTACAACAGGCAAGATACTATGTTGTTGGTAAAGATTCACAACAAACTAAAATTCTTAGAACTGGCTAATCAGCTAGCACATGAGAATACAGTATTACTGCCAACAGTAATGGGTTCTGTAGCTATGATTGAGATGGCAATCTTCAATGAAGCGCATGAACGAGGATTAGTAGTACCAGACAAAAAACGAAGGAGTGAAAATGCAGATGAAATCCAACAAGCAGCAGGTGCCTATGTTGCTACGCCCAAAAAAGGTATGCACGAATACGTCGGTGCAGTTGACATCAACTCGCTCTATCCCTCGGTTATTCGTGCCCTCAACATGGCAGGAGAGACCATCATCGGTCAAGTCCGCCAAACATTGACTGACAAATACATGAGTGACAAGGGCAAGCATCTAGCTAGCCTGAAGAAACGACATAAAGAAGATGATGACGATGTTACTGGCGCTATTCTCTGGGAGAACTTGTTCGGTTCACTAGAATATGCAGCCGTGATGAACCAAGAACGTGGCACGATGCTTACTATAGATTACGAAGATGGTCGTAGCGAGGAATATAGTGCTGCTGAGATATGGAAGATGATCTTTGATAGCAATAGACCTTGGATGCTAAGTGCGAATGGTACGATCTTTACATATGAGAAAGAGGGTGTAGTCCCCGGACTATTGTCTCGCTGGTATAGCGATCGTAAAGAGATGCAGAAGAAGCTGAAAGAATCTACTACACAAGAGGATCGTGAGTATTGGGACAAGCGTCAGCTTGTTCGTAAGATTTTGTTGAACTCTGCGTATGGCGCACTATTGAATGAACATTGCAGATTCTATGATAAGCGTATAGGTCAGAGTGTAACATTGAGTGGTCGTCAGATCGTGCGTCACATGATGAGTACTATCAATGAGACAATCACTGGGGAGTATAATCATGAAGGTAACGCAATCGTATATGGTGATACTGACAGTTGTTACTTTACTGCATATCCTACTCTTGATATGCAAATACAGAATGGGGAACTAGAGTGGAACAAAGAAACTTGTATCAGTCTATACGATAGTATCGCTGATCAGGCTAATGACAGTTTCCCAGCATTCATGGAACGAGCATTTCATTCACCCCGCAAGAACGGCGAGATCATCAAAGCTGGTCGTGAATTGATCGGTGATCGTGGTATCTTTATCACAAAGAAACGCTATGCTATCAATATCTTTGATAAAGAGGGCAAGCGTAAAGATAAAGAAGGTAAGCAGGGCGATATCAAAGCGATGGGTCTTGACTTGAAACGCGCTGATACTCCCAAATACATCCAGGAGTTTCTGATGAATGTATTACAGATGGTTATACAAGAAGGTAAGCAGCGTGATGAAGTCATCGAGGTGGTGAAAGACTTCAAGCGTAAATTATCTGACATGGATAGCTGGACTAAGGGTTCACCTAAGAGTGTTAACAACTTGACTAAGCACACGATTGAATTTGAGAAATCTGGTAAGTGTGGTGTTGGACATGCCCGTGCAGCGATTAACTATAACTACTTGCGTAAGGTACATGGTGATAACTATTCCATGAAGATTGTAGATGGTATGAAGGTAATCGTATGCAAATTGCGTCCTAATCCATTGAACTTCACTAGTATCGCATACCCAACTGACGAACTTAGATTGCCAAGCTGGTTCACAGAGTTACCATTCGATGATCAGGCTATGGAAAAGACATTAGTAGACGAGAAGATTGACAATCTATTGGGTGTGTTAGATTGGGACATACGTGCCAACACTAACACGAATTCTATGTTTGATGAATTATTCAGCTTTGGTTAAATTGATGTTGACTTTCGCAATATATTCCATCATAATACACAACAACACTGCCTAAATAGTAGTATAAACATTCACAAAGGAAAAACATGAAAGATTATTTAAAAGATTTGATTGACCATACACATGGTCTCGGCGTTGACTTGATCAAAGTCACAGGTACTGATACAACGACTGTTGTTGATGCTATCACAGAAGATAGAAATGTTATCATCAAGGGTAGCTTCAAGAATCCTATGCATGATTTCATCGGTGTGTTTGGTATGCCAAACATCAGTAAATTGAAAACAATCGTAGGGTTCGATGAATATGATGACAAATCAAATATATTCGTCACAAAGACTCAACGTGATGGAGTAGATATTCCGGGTGCTATTCACTTTGAGACTGGTTCAGGTGACTTCATCAATGATTATCGTCTGATGTTAAAGAGCGTGGTAGAAGAAAAAGTAACTATAGCTTCATTCAAAGGCGCCACATGGAATGTAGAGTTCGAACCATCAGTAGCTGGTATCATGCGTCTGAAGAAACAATCACAAGCGAATAGTGATGAGAAACAATTCTCTGCTAAAGTGACCGACGGTGACTTGCGATTCTATTTCGGTGACCCTTCTACTCACAGCGGAAACTTTGTGTTTCACGCACAAGTTGAAGGTACCTTGAATAAAGATTGGAAGTGGCCAGTCAAAGAATTCATGGGCATCATGGATCTAGTCGGTGACAAGATGGTTCGTATCGCTGACGCAGGTGCTATGGAAATCATCGTAGATAGCGGATTAGCGACATACAGATATCTCATCCCAGCACAGACAAAATGATCAAGGGTATAGCTCCGATGGGTAAGTACACAGTTATTTCTGGGGGGAACACTAGTGTTCCCTATGTCAATCAGAATATAAACAATCCTATTCAAGGGATGATACGCATCAACGGTACTGATACACAAGTGTTTGACGGTACTACTTGGATGACGATGAATACTAGCTATGCAAGTGTTGGGTTATCATCTGAGGCAGAAGCATTGCTTGATTGGGCTAAAAAGAAGCGTAGTGAAGAAATAGAATTAGAAGCATTAGCACAAACTAATCCTACTATCAGAGATTTATTAGACACTATCAAGCAAAAAGAAGAACAAATAACTATTGTTAGAACTTTAATTAAAAAAGAGGTCAATGAATTTGATTTACCATATGGTCCAGGATAATCTATCACTAAAACAAGACCCTGAATGGGCATTGTTCTTGCCCGCAGTCAGCAGTTTCTATATTGCTGGCTTAGGTAAGCAACGAAAGGGCGAACCGTACTTTGATCAGGCGCGTATCCCTGCAGGCTTCAAAGGTGATGTTGAGAAACTAAACTTTCTAAACAGTAAAGAGGGTCTATACTATTACAAGTGGGGATTGTATAGTGCTGGTCATGCTAACTTAGATACTACTGTTAACGATAACAATGAGAGTATCATACGTGAGCGTGAACAAGGTACATTCATGTTAGGTGATTCAGGTGGCTTTCAGATATTGAAAGGTCAATGGCCTGCTGACTGGAAGGATCCTAACTGCCCCCGCGCTATGATAAAACGCAAAGCAGTATTGAAGTGGATGGATACATACATGGATTATGGTATGTGTCTAGACATTCCGTCACAGTCATTAACAACCTTCGGGATGAAAGATAAGAATGGTAATAGCTTACATGGTATTAGTACTATTGAAGAAGCGATTAAAGCGACACACATCAACAACGAATACTTTATAAATAACCGCTCAGGGAAATGCAAGTTTTTGAATGTGTTGCAGGGTCGCAATCATACTCAGAGTGATAGTTGGTATGACGAGATGAAAAAGTACTGTGATCCAAACATCTATCCAGACACTCATTTCAATGGCTGGGCATTCGGTGGACAGAACAAGATCGATATTCACTTGATGTTGCGTAGGTTAGTAGGTATCATCCATGATGGATTGTTATGTGAGGGCAAGCATGATTTGATTCATTGTCTGGGTGTATCTATATTGGAATATGCAGTATTGTTTACTGATATACAAAGAGCGATACGCAAATATCATAATCCAAAACTACAGATCACTTTTGACTGTGCTAGTCCGTTCTTTAGTGCAGCTAAAGGTCTTGCTTATTTCAATACAACTATTGAGCATAACAAGAAATGGTCTTATCAGATGGAAAAGACTGCTGAGAAGAAAAGTTATGCGAGTGATAATCGCAAGTATCGTGATGCTGTATTGGCTGAAGGTATTCACGATATGTTTACTGACAGTCCAGTGACTGATGTATTGACTATGAAAGATATGTGCTATCGTGGTGTAGGATTCTTAGGACAACATGGAAAAGAGACTAAAACAAGCTGGGACACATTGAGTTATACATTGATACAGAGTCACAATGTCTGGATGCATATGAATGCAGTACAAGAGGCTAATCGTCAATATGAACAAGGTGTGATTCCAAAGATGTTGATGAATGATACGTTTGAGAAGATCCGTTTCAGCGAATTGGTCGATGAGATTTTCTCATTGAATGATAGACAAAAGAGTCTAGCACTGATAGATCATCATAGCAGATTCTGGATGCAGATGCAGTCAGGTAGTCAAGGTATCAGTGGTAAGAAAACTATCAATAGCATGACTATGTTTAATGAATTGTTCACAACGGATGAAGAACCCGAGGAAGAGATCGAGGATAGTGATGAAGCTATCTCATTAGTTTTGGAGTAATAATATGTATAGACAGAAAATTGCAAGATTAGAACAACAACTCAAGGACCTTGATGCTAAAATACTAGCAGCAGAATCGGACGCAAAGTTTGATATAGATACCCTTAAAGATATGAAAATAGATAGAAATGATGTATACTTTGAGTTAAGGAAGTATACAAAACTTCAATGGGACGAAGACCACGAACGTGTTAATTTTGAGGATGACAGATGATTGAACAAAGAAATATGGCATTGGCAGAAAAGCGTCAACGCATCAAAGATAAAGCAGTTCGTACAATTTTTGTACGTTTTCAAAAAGAAGGTATCCATAAGTACCCAGCAGCAGCAACAGACCCTAACTTGGCAACAGGTGATGAGTATGATGTTAGCTTTTTAGCAACTCCGCATCGTCACATCTTTCACTTTGAAGTGACGATACAAGTGTTTCACAATGATAGGGATATTGAGTTTATTCAATTCAAAAGATGGCTAGAGAATCAATATTCTCAAGGTATTCTTGCATTGGATTACAAAAGTTGTGAAATGATTAGTGATGACCTTTATGAAGTTATCGCAACTCGGTATCCAGATCGTATTATCTGTATTACTGTCTCAGAAGATAATGAGAATGGTGCTACGATCTATTACGATATAACTAAACCTTTAACTAACCTCGCTATCTAAGGAAATCTAATGGCAAAACAAAACTTTCAATCTAATCCACGTGTTCAACAAATCTTTGAGGACCTAGAGAAATATCTAGACTTCTGCGTGGGTTACGGTTATAAGTACAACGAAGCAGAACTGTATGATCAACGCAGTTATGTATTCCGTCAGTATACAAAATTCGCAACTGGCAAAGTTGCGCGTGATCAATGGCAGGAAAATGCTCGTCCATAATGCGTAAATTGTATTACATGGGTCTTGAGCCCTATAAAGCAAGGTACACATTGCAATTGCAAGAGTGGAATACTACTGTGTTTGATCGTAGAGGCATCAACTATGTTGTAGTTCCTGGCGAAACACTAGGTAATGACCAAGCGATTGTTACAGGTCAAGTATTAGATGCACATGGTCGCACATATTTCGGTATGAGTCAACTGATGAATCTAATTCGTATGATGAAACAAGGAGAACTAAACAGTGAAGATGTTATCTACTTTGAGGATATGTTTCAGCCCGGAATTGAGAGCCTCCCTTATATTATGGATCAAATTGATCCTAGCCTTCGTCCCCGTATTTTTGTTCGGTGTCTTGCTCAGTCCATTGATCCTGATGATTTCGTTCATGTGTGGGGAATGGCAAAGTGGATGGCAAGATATGAAAAGATGTTGGATAGCTTTGTTAGCGGTGTTTTGGCCACGAATGAGGAAATGGTAGCACACATGAAGATTGCAGGTTGGCGTGCTCCAATCTATAATATCAGTGGGTTAGCATTTGGCAAGAGTGAAGTGCAGAGTCGTGTGGCCAGTATCCGACCATTCCATTCACGCAAACATCGCGTGGTGTTCTCAGCACGATGGGATCAGGAGAAGCAACCTGATTTCTACATGGACCTCATTGAGGCATGGCATAGTCAACTAAATACACCTGATGTTGAATTCTGTGTATGCAGCGGTGGTAAACTTAAATCAAACAGCGAAAGCTATATGCAACGCACCCGTGACTTAGTGAGTCGTGGACTGCTAACAATATATGAGGATCTAGAAAAAAATGAATACTATAACATTGTTAATGATAGTCGTGTCGTATTTAATTGTGCGCTACAAGATTGGGTTTCAAACACCGTCAGTGAGGCCGATGCTCTCGGATGCAATGTTCTGTATCCTGCTTATCGTAGCTTCCCCGAAACCTTCGCTAACGATAACGAACGTCTTTATATTCCTTGGTCTATTGACGATGCTATGGATAAATTGGATGCGTTACTGGACTCACCTCATGCAAGAATGGGAAGAATCAGCGACTATAACGACGGCACTATCGACCGAATCGTAGATATATTAGAAGGTAGTGGTGAAGATATGCTACGAATGAGCGTAGACTATCGTAAACACACTAGAGAAAGTAAATATTAAAAAGGAAAATAAAATGAACGCACATAATGATATCAAAACACAATTGGCAGCATACGAAGTAGAACATACTAAGTTTGAAGCAGGTAATGCAGCAGCAGGAACCCGTGCCCGTAAAGCATTGGGTGAACTAGCTAAAGCAGTCAAGGCTCGCCGTAATGAGATCACCGCTGAGAAAGCAGCACGTAAAGAAGCTAAGGCTTAAGATGGAAACGGTACAGGATATTTGGGAATCACTAGCAAAACCTAAATATCCTACCTTAAATTCATCACAGTTGAGTGTATTAAAATATCGTGCATCTATTGATTGGTTCCACGATAGAGATACAGAACTCAATAAACTATTTGACCAATATGTAATGATGAAAAATTTATTGGATATTAGTTACTAGGAATAAATATATGTGTAAGCTACACAACGGTAGCTTACATTTCAAAACAAAAACCATCACAAAGGAAGGTTATCTATGAGTTATAATAAAACAAAAACAGATCCAGAATTGGGTCAACGAGTACACGAGCATTTGGTTAAGATGGGAGTTGAAACTCCTACAAATCTAAACAACTACGACCGTAAAGAAAAGATAGACCATATTGAAGCGCACTTTGCACATATCATGCGTATCTTAGGTCTTGACTTGTCAGACGATAGTCTAGTTGATACCCCAAAGCGTGTAGCAAAGATGTATGTCAACGAAATCTTTTGGGGATTAGATTATGAAGCATTCCCTAAATGTACCGCAGTTGATAACAAGATGAAATACAATGAGATGGTGTGCGAACGCAATATCAATGTACAATCAAACTGTGAACATCACTTTGTAGTCATCGACGGGCTAGCTACTGTCGCATATGTTCCCAATCAAAAGGTGCTTGGATTGAGTAAAATCAATCGTATCGTAGAATACTTTAGCAAGCGTCCACAGATACAAGAACGATTGACTGAACAAATCTTTCACACACTACAGTATATCCTAGACACAGAAGATGTTGCGGTAATGATTGATGCACAACATTATTGTGTCAAGAGTCGTGGGGTAGAAGATACTGGCAGTAGTACTGTCACAAGCAAGCTAGGTGGCGGATTCAAAACTGATGCCGCAGCAAGAGCAGAATTTTATCAATTGGCTCGGGGCAATAAATGATATTCAATAGAATCAAAGAACTGAAACAGCAAGGCCTCAAGATAGGCATCGTGTTCTCGCAATTTGATATATTACATGCAGGACATATCGCAATGCTTAGTGAAGCTAAGAATCATTGCGATTACCTAATTGCTGGATTGCAGAATAACGCACAATGGGACAGACCCGATAAAAATGCGCCCATACAAAGTATCGTAGAACGCCAGATCAGTTTGAGTGCTGTACGTTTCGTAGATGAGATAGTTGTTTACAACACAGAAAAAGATTTGGAAGACATACTGTTGACATTGCCAGTAGATGTGCGTATACTAGGGGTTGAGTACATGGAGAAAGACTTTACTGGTCGTGCAATCTGTGAGAAGCGTAAGATTGAATTGATATTCAACAGTCGTGACCATAGTTTCAGTAGTAGCAGTTTGCGTAAACGTGTAGTACAAGCTGAATCAAAATAGGGTGAAATAGATGGCTCAAAGAATATTAATCATGGGACTGCCTGGTGCAGGTAAGACAACATTAGCTGAAGCCATTCGCAATAAACTTTGGGAAGAGGGAAGAACTGTTACCTGGTTGAATGCTGATGAGATAAGAAAGAAATACGATGATTGGGACTTTAGCACTGAAGGTCGTATACGACAAAGTATTAGGATGAAAACTCTTTCGGAAGAAACAACAACCGATTATGTTATCGCCGACTTTGTTGCACCACTAGTTGAGATGCGTACTAATTATGATGCAGATTGGACTATATGGGTAGACACTATCCGTGAAGGTCGCTATGCTGATACTAACAAAATGTTCATTGAACCAGAATCATATGATTTCCGTGTTAACGAACAAGATAGTGAAAAGTGGAGTGAGTTTATTGGTCAATATATAATTGATGATAAGCGTAGACCAGTATTTGATTGGCGTAAAGAAACGGTACAGATGTTAGGACGCTGGCAACCATGGCATGATGGTCATCGTGCATTATTTGAACGATTACTAGCTAAGACTGGGCAAGTGATTATACAAATACGTGATGTACAAGGATGGCAAGGTAGCAATCCTTTCGCTATCGAAGAAGTCAAGAAGTTTATACGCAGAGATTTAGATCCATTATATCAAGGACAATATGAGATACAAGTCGTACCTAATATTGTACATATAGGATGGGGACGCGGAGTGGGTTATACAAGCGGTGAAGAAACATTTGATGAGAGTATTACTCAAATAAGTGCTACTAATATACGAAAAGAAATGAATTTAGGTAAATAAGATTAGCGGTCTCGGCGTCATCCCGCTTTACAAATTCTGCTGCCTATGCTATAATAACATAGGAGAACATCATGGCAAAAAAATATTTCAGTACAAAAACGTACAAACAGATAGGTCCAGTAGCTTATCGTCAATGGCGTGCAGATAGTCATTGTAACATGATTCACGGTTACGCAATGTCGTTTCATTTTGAATTTGAAGCAGATACGTTAGACGCACGTAACTGGGTTACAGACTTTGGTGGACTAAAGCCGCTCAAAGAAAAATTAGAAGAATGGTTCGATCATACATTGCTAGTCGCACAAGATGACCCGATGCGTGAACATCTACTTGAATTGGGTAGACTTAAACTAGCAAAGATCACAGAAGTTGAAAAGACTGGATGCGAAGGTATTAGTGATTTCTTATATGAATATGTGAACACTATCTTTCTGCCAAACTGTGGTAGCGAAGAAGCTAAACGTGTCTGGTGCTGCAAGGTAGAAGTACGTGAAACTGATAGTAACATGGCAGGTCGTCAAGGTCATAGAGAAGATAACGAATTTCAGGATTAACATGGCAAAATTAAAAATAGCAGAACTATTTTACAGCATTCAGGGAGAAGGTAGATACATGGGTGTCCCTTCCGTGTTCTTAAGAACATTCGGATGCAATTTCAAATGTGCTG